TACCAACTCTTGTAACTCTTCTGAAATAAGTTCAATCCGTAATTTTACGGTATCAGCATCTGGAAACTCTGGTTTGGATTTTACTTCCTGTCCAAAGGTCTCCATAAATTGTTTCACATTGCTCGCATTTGTAATATAGTTCACGCAAAAAAGTCCTCTAATGTTGCTTGTTCCTCTACCGACCATCCTACTGCATCTAGAATAAATCGTAGCGGTTCGATAAATGTTTTACCGAATTGGGTTTCATAATCAATAAATTTATGCAGACCAAGTTCTTTTGGCAACTCATCTGGGAATGAGATAATATTTTGCTTGATAGTATTTGGCATTTTTAGGTATGCAAATTTTACCTTGGAACCATTTTGAATAAGTTCGTATCGGTCATTTAATCTAGCATCCTTAACGTAATGATTATATAGTAATGAGCCACGGACGTGAATGGGTGTACCTTTCTTGAAGATAGTTTTCCTATCCGACCAGTCGGTAATATTGCTCACACCACGTGGAAAGGCAACCTGCTCGGGCGGCAGTTGTTTAAAATCATTTTTAAATTTACCGATAAAGTCACGTGTCGCCAACTCATCGCCACTGATAATAATTTTAAACACTTCCTTAAACTTGGCTCGGACCACTTCTGGCGTAGAGGATTTAATTGCCTCAATGCCCATGATCTTGAGTTTCGGTTCAGCGTACTGCACACCCTCACTGTTATGCACATTAAGTATATAGCGTTTCTTGGCAGTCCAAATGCCACGGTCAGCAATCACTTCACGTTTCATCACCATCCGGTTCTTGTGGCCATTCATGTTCACAAAGAGTTCTTGATATGCTTTTTCAAGCACTGGCTCAAAGTGTTCACTGCAGACCTTGTCGAGGAAGGCAACTTTTTTATCCACACCGTCGTTAGGTTTCCAAACCATTGTGTCGATAAGAGGACCAAAGTCAACGTAGAGTGAGTCCGTGTCAATAGCAATTACATAGTCTTTGTCCTTGGTCTTGAGTATCTTATTCATTGAGGCATTCATGGCTTTTTCGGCCCATTGAATAGCCAACTGACCAGTTAGGGTAACACCCTCGGCAAGACGGATATCAAAGTAACGGAAATAAGCATTACCGAGAGCACCATAAAGTGAGTTGAGTAGAATTTTAAGAGCCATTTGAGTATTCTCGAGTCGGTTGATTTCCTTCTCAAGTTCATAGGTCTTATTCTTCTCATACGCCTGTTGTGAGGCAAGCATCGCCTTTTTGGTCGCCGACCGTTCGTCGTAGTAATCTATAATGATACCAGGAACAACGCCATCAATGTCCTTACGGTATGTGGAACCATTCGCCGCAGCGGCATAGTCCTCAACATCTGCCTTGTGGCCATCCAAATAATATTCAACACCAGATTTAACGAATTTATCAGTCACTGTCTCGGGTGACATATTGTTCTGCACAATAATGTTTGGATATAGTGAGTTCAAGTCAAAGGACACAACCCAGTTGTGAAGTCCGACTTTGGGGTCCTTGACATAACCACCAGCAAAGGCAGTCTTATGGTGATTACCATCGCCAAGAGATGGCATGACGTTTTGTGACTTGAGCTTACGGTAGATAATGGATTCCCAAATCGCCGTAACACCAAATGTGTCCTGATAATTCACACCACCCTTATACGCCATGGTCATGGCAAGGGTAATAAGACCCATCTTATCCTCAAGCCGATCTACAAGTTCCACGTCCTTCATGTTATAGTCAATGTACTTTTGGTAATCATCCTTGTACAGATTTTTAAGAGAACCTGATTCCTCGAACGAAAGCTTAGTATCACCAAGTACAACATAGGCGATGTGATTTAGCTTGTAGGACTCTTGATTACCGTAGGAGTAACCAAACTTCTGAAAGAGCTCTAAGTAATCCAGTGTCTGAATACCCTCGATATTATAGGTATCATCGACTTTGTTCATCCGAGTCACTTGTCGGTAATTCAGCATACCCCACGGTGAGAATTTCTTAGCCCAATCTTCGCCAAGGATCTTAGTCACTCGGTTTACTAGATAAGGCATATCAAAGAATCGTGCATTCCAACCAGTAATCACATCAGGTGAGAACTGTGGCGCTTGCCAGTGTGTGAGGAATGATTTGAACAACTCTGCCTCAGATGAGCACTTAGTGTACCGCACTGGTTTGATGAGCGCCTTCTCTGTGTCGTAATCACCATAACCCCAAACGTAATACATGCCATCAATATTGTTTTTAATAGTAATAGCCAATACTTCGTTCTCTGCCTTGCTGGGGTGTGGAAACCCATCATCGTATGCAGTCTCAATATCGATTGTGGTTACGTTAATCCGATCACGGTCAAATTTGATATCGCCTGGAAATTTTTCTGAGATGAACTGGTGAATTTGATTAGGGTTGCCATAGATGTTGAAGCCGGAAACATCCTTGTACTTCTCCATCCATTCCTTGCCCTCACGCATACTCTCAAGTTTGATGGGACCAATGATAGCACCATCGAGACCACGCCAACCTACGTCTTTCTGTGAGGGCACATAGTACGTGGGTTGGAATGGTTCTTTACGCTGGTAACGACGGCCTTGGTCATCATATCCACGGAATAGGATATTGTTACCATAACGAAAAACTGACGTGTAAAAAGACATCTTACTCCTTATTTTCTAATATTATAACACAAAATACAAGAGCTGTATATCACGAAATAATACTAGTAGGTGGTGTGATTACTTTTCCAAACATAGTTTGATATTGTTGACGAAGACCGTCGACGGGTTCTATAAGAAACATGATATGCTCATTCTTAAAGAAGATACCATCCTTAGGTACACCATACGCCATGAATGGGGCAAGGCCTAGTTGATTTTGTTGGGTTGGGATTAGGACTGCAATATCGGATAGAAGGTATCCGTCTGTCTGTATGGTGACATCTGCAATGAGTTCTTCGCCTGAGGTTAGACGAACGATTTGAATATCTGACATTTTTTACTCCATAATTTAATAGTACATTATATCACAAAACTGAGACAATGTAAATAGGGCCCGAAGGCCCTTTTTTGTTCTTAATCTTTCTTAGAGACGAAGGAATACATCTCTGATGCTTTCTTCATTAACTCTTCTGTGGAATAAGGCTTTAACGCAGCTTCCATTTCACCAACTGTTTTCATATTCTTTTCAAACAATTGTTTTGTGAAATCCACATTCATACGCCATTGTTGGTCCATATAGTCTTTAGCCATTTGGAGCATCTCTGCACGAATTTCGAAAGGGTTTTTGTTACTCATTTTATATTTCCTTTTTTAGTTGGATTGTTCAATTGTTCCCATTCCTCATCTGTAACGGGCCACCACTGGTTCATTTTGAATACCCGGCTGTTGCCTTATCCCAAAATAATTTGTTAACGGTAACGGTGTTATCGACAAGCATCTTGGCAAACGCTGTTTGTGTGTCAATAAACTTAACTGCTACTTCTTGTAACTCAGGTTGATCTTTGAAGATTTGATCTGCAACAATTTTCTTTGTTGCTTGAAACTGATCGATGTAAAAGTTGGGTGTGAACATATTAGTTCTCCTATGTGTGTGTTGTGTTAAGCGAATGGTGGAGCTTTTGTTTTGTATGAGATGCTCCTCAACTCATAATATTATATATTAATACTTCAATTGGCCGATACCGGCTTTTTGAATTTCTCTCTGACGTCTCTCCAAGTCAGCCAGGTCAACAGAGCGGGCCAAATAGGCTTCGACCTGTCGTTGGCGGGCTTCAATCATACTGTCAAGCATGCTGAGTCCCATTTTCTGAAAGAAACTGAGGATTTTTTTGATTTGTGTCATGTGTGTTCTCCACGAATTGATTAATAGGAATCGTACGTGGACGCTTTTCTTCTGGGATGACTCTTTCTAGTTCGATGACAAGCAGTCCGTCCCTTAGATTAGCTCCTTTTACTTCTACGTGTTCAGACAGTCGAAAGGAACGCTTGAAGGATCTTCCTGAAATTCCCCGATG